ACGCTCTGGGGAAGAACAAATGGTTGAATCAAAACTATATGGCACTAGCCGTGTAAGCTACCAAAAGGTAGGCGAAGCACGTATAATGATTAAGCATACAGAAAATATTAATCAAGAAAGTACAACAGGAAGAACTCAAAAAATTGGTAAAATTTATATTGAATCACCCGATGGCGAAAGATTTAAATATCCATATAAACACCTAAGTGGTGCTAGAGCAATGGCTATGCACGTAAGCGAAGGCGGCAACGCATACGATGACTTCGGTAAGCACATTGTAAGCTTATCAGAAGAAATGGCAAAACTACGCAAGTTCAAGAACTATATGGGACGTTCAGCTGTGATGGCAGAAAGTTTATCAGGTTATATGGACATTGTAAAAGAGCGTATTAGTACAGTTAAAAAAACAATCGAGTCATTACAAAAGCCAGCATATTACAAAGAAACATTTGAAGCATTTAATCCCCCAGTACTAGAAGATGTTCCAAGTGATGTTGCTGAAAACTGGATTGACGAACTAACTATTAAGCAGTTCAACGAAGAACTAGCAGATGTGTTCCCATACATTTATAATCTAGTAAAAGAAGGCACAAAGGCCGTAGAACTAGGCCCAGATGATTTACTAGGTGAATCAGACGAACAAATTGACGAAGTATTACCGGCATTAGCTATCCCTGCATTAATGGCTGCGGCTAGAGCAGCAGTTCCTGTACTTACACGTTTAGGTGCAAACATTATTACAAAAGGAGGCAGTGCAGCAGCAAGAGGCGCAGGCGCAGTAGCAAAAGGTGCAGGCACAATGGCTGTGAAACATCCAATTGCAACAACAGTAGCAGGCGGCGCAGCATACGCCGGCAAAAAAGCAGGCGATGCAATCGATGCTGTTGGCGATATGGCTGCTGATCTTGCAGGCGATGCTGACGCATTAATTGCACAAGCAGGTGCAGGAATTGAAGCCGTACAAGATCAAATAACAGCAGCAATTGGTAGTAGCGGCTTCTTAAAAGTTGCTAGTTTTGCAAAACAATATGCATTACCAGCATTAGCTGTAGTAGCAATACTCTATGGCGGCAAAAAAGTAATTGACTGGCTAATGGGCAAAGGCAAAGAGCCACAAGTTGAAGAGTTAGAAGAAAAATCACCAACAGATATGGATTGTTGGGACGGCTATAAAAAGCAAGGCACAAAGCCAGGCACAGGTAAAAACAAAGGTAAGCGTGTAAACAACTGCGTACCAGAAGAGATTGCACTAGAACAAGGCTTCGAAGAAATGATGGGACAGTTTGCTGAAGCAAAAGAGTGCGAAGAATGTAACTGCGCACCTTGTGAATGTGATACAAACGAAGACGATGTACAAGAAGCATACATCAAAACACGTAAAGATGCTGTAGAAGCACTAGGTCGCTTGCGTGGCATTGGTAAAAAGATTGAAACAGGCAAAGATACATTTGACGGCAATTTAGCAAATATGTATGTAAGTGATGTTTATGATGTTTATAGTTGGATGGACAGCAAATTAGGCATCAGCGGTATGAACGATCCTAAACTAAAGCAAGTTTTAGATCCTGTTATGCAGCTACGTGGCGAGGCAAAGAAACTAGAAACTGAACCAGGCAGTGGCGAGAACGCACGTTTTGGTAATCAAATTGTAAATGCATTATATCCACTAATGGTTTATATTGAAGACCATATGGAAGAACCAAAAGACGAAGGCAATGCATATGCAAAGGCTGTACAAGATGCTAAAAGAGACGGTAAGAAAAAAGGCGACAAGATTCAAGGTCCAGACGGTGATGAGATTACACTTGAAAAGGACGATAAGACACCACTAGGCGAGTTTATACTATCATACTATGACAGAGAAACAGGCCAGTTTCCAAAAGGCGAAACAGCCGTACTTACTATGGTAGAAAAAGATTACGGCGAGCAGTTCATAGAACCTGCTAAGGCCTTTATCGAACAAGTTCAAGCTCTGTATGACGATTACCAAATGCGCACACAACCACAACAGATGGAAGTTGATACAGATTTTGATAGAATGAAAGAGTTGGCGGGTTTAAGATAATCCGCTAACTTTCTAAAAAATTTATAAAAAAGTACTTGACTTTTTATAAATAATGTCGTATAGTATATATTGTGCTATACGAAATAGGCACTAAGCACATAGGCATAACATATAGGAGGCATAACTATGGCATCATTAGCAGAAATCCGAGCAAAGCTCAAAGAACAAGAAAACCGCTCTTCAGGTGGTTCAAATGGCCCAAGCGGACCAAACCCAATTTACCCATTTTGGAATATGAAAGAAGGCGAGAGTGCAACTCTACGTTTCCTTCCTGACGGTGATACAGATAACACTTTCTTTTGGAAAGAACGTTTGATGATTAAACTTCCATTTGCTGGTGTAAAGGGTGAAACAGATTCTCGTCCAGTACAAGTACAAATTCCTTGTATGGAAATGTACGGAGAATCCTGTTCAGTACTTAACGAAGTACGTGGTTGGTTTAAAGATCCAAGTCTAGAAGATATGGGTCGTAAGTACTGGAAGAAGCGTTCGTATATCTTCCAAGGCTTTGTAACGGATAATCCACTAGCGGACGACGAAGCACCTGAGAATCCAATCAGACGCTTTATCATTGGTCCACAAATCTTCCAGATTATTAAGCAAGCACTTATGGATCCAGATATGGAAGAGTTGCCAACAGATTATACAGCAGGTGTTGACTTCCGTTTGAACAAGAGTTCAAAAGGTGGTTATGCAGACTATTCAACATCTAACTGGGCACGTAGAGAGCGTCCATTGTCAGATGCAGAAATGAATGCAGTTAACACACACGGCTTGTTTGATCTAAATGACTTCCTACCTAAGAAGCCAGACGAAACTGCTGTCAAGGTTATGCAGGAAATGTTTGAAGCGTCAGTAGACGGTGAAGCATATGATCCTGATCGTTGGAGTAACTACTTCCGACCTGCCGGTATGGCAGCACGTACAGGTGATCCTAATGTAGCATCATCTAACGGTACAGCAACAAGTCAAACAGCACCTACTCCGACTCCTGCACCAGCGGCAGCACCTGCTCCAGTAGCAGAGGCAGCACCAGAGCCTACTCCAGCACCAGCGGCTGAAGCGGCTCCTGCAGAAGGCGGCGGCGCACAAGACATTCTTGCAATGATCCGTGCCCGTTCAGGACAGTAATAGCAACTGAAAAGGGTTGCATTTCAAAGATGCAACCCTTTATACTTGCCCAGCTTTTTAGATTAGGAGATTAATATGGCTAATAAGGCATTCGATCCAACAAAGTTTCGAACATCGCTTACAAAATCTATTTCAGGTATGAGTGCAGGATTTAACGATCCTACTGATTGGATTAGCACAGGTAACTTTGCACTCAACTATCTTATTTCAGGTGATTGGAACAAAGGTATTCCACTAGGCAAAGTAAGTGTATTTGCTGGTGAGTCAGGTGCAGGTAAATCATATATCTGCTCAGGCAACATTGTAAAGTCAGCACAAGATCAAGGTATCTTTGTAGTTCTTATTGACTCAGAGAATGCACTTGACGAAGCGTGGCTACAAGCACTTGATGTAGATACATCAGAAGATAAACTGCTAAAACTTAATATGTCAATGATTGATGACGTTGCTAAGACTATTAGTACGTTTATGGCAGACTACAAAGCAATGAACGAAGAAGACCGTCCTAAGGTATTGTTTGTTGTTGACTCACTAGGTATGTTGCTAACACCTACAGACGTAGATCAGTTTAATAAGGGTGATATGAAAGGTGATATGGGTCGTAAGCCTAAAGCACTAACATCACTTGTACGTAACACTGTTAATATGTTTGGTAGTCACAATGTTGGTTTAGTAGCAACTAATCATACATACGCATCGCAAGATATGTTTGACCCAGATGATAAGATTTCAGGTGGTCAAGGCTTTATCTATGCATCATCTATCGTAGTTGCAATGAAGAAGTTGAAACTAAAAGAAGATGAAGACGGTAACAAGATTAGTGAAGTGCGTGGTATTCGTGCAGCCTGTAAGGTTATGAAAACACGTTACGCTAAACCGTTCGAAGGTGTGCAAGTTAAGATTCCATACGAAACAGGTATGAATCCATATAGCGGACTACTTGAATTGTTTGAAGCAAAAGGTGTAATTGAAAAGAGCGGTAACCGTTTGAAGTATACTACACTAGAAGGTGAAGAAATTCTTGAATACCGTAAAAAGTGGGTTGGACCACTACTCGATAAGGTTATGTCAGATTACCTCGAAAAAGAAGCTTCTGTGGTAAATATCGACAACGCA